GGGGTGGCCATCCTGACAGAAGCGGCCCAAACGTTCGCTTTAACGGTAGTTCAGCCGTTAGGCGAACTATTTGGCGACTTACAAACCAAAGTCCTGCCAGAGCTCAATTTAGGGGCCGTGGAGCTACCAACCCCACTACTCCCGGTAGTCCAACAATTTGGCCGGGACGTTTTAGCCTTTCCAACCATCCTAAACGCCGAATACTACACCACCAACGGGGCCGGGATTTCTTACGCGGGGAAAGTCAACAACTACACCGCAGGAGCCTACACCAGCGCCGGGCCACGGGTGCCGTTTTTCTTTCTAACGGAGATCCTGCTAAGAATTTCGGAGCTCACGGGCGTAAGTATCTCCGGAGCCTTTTTTGAACACGCGGAATTAAACCAGCTCCTGGTTTACAACACCAGGGCGCTCGATGGCCGCACCACCGTAAACCCTGGCCAGCACCTGCCGGAAATGACCATACCGGCCCTACTCCTGGAGCTCCGGAAACTGTTTAATCTGGCTATGACGGTGGACACCGTGGAACGCTCCATAAAGCTCGATTTTGCGGACACGTTCCACGGAATAGCGGCCAAAAAGGACTGGAGTAAAAAGGTGCTCAAAGAGTATAAGAAGCGGCCAGAAACGGCCAGGCGTTTGCAGCTCGGTAGCGAAGCCGACAGCGGAGACAGCACCACCAAAGACAAACCGGACATCCTGGCCGATTACCTAAGTGATGCCCTGGAGAGCGAAACCGGTATAAGCAAACTAACCAGTAAATTCTCTACGCTCCTTACCGATACCACCACCGGCCTGGCCAGGGCAAACCAGCCAGGTATAACGGAACAGTTCGGCCAGCTCTCCGGCAAGTTTTCGCCACGGCTACTATTTTGGAACGGGCTCACCAGCGGCATACCAACCGCCACGGCCAAACGGGGCGCTTACTCACTGTATTGGGGTGGCACGGATGGCCTGGCCGCTCAGTTCTGGCCAATGACGCAAAAGAGCCGGGAGAGCCGGTTTTATGTTGAACGGGAATTAAATCTAAATGAAACCGATTTGGCCACGCTGGACTTTTCCGAAAAAATCCACATCAACGGACTGGATTATTTTGTGGCCAACATTCTGGCCAGCCTGCCAATTAGGAAAGCATCCACCGCGCTCCTGGTGAGAGCCTGACCTGGCCACCGGCAGGCTAAAGTAAAACTTTAACTTACCCACTCCCCTACCGGCCATTACCGCCGTTTTTCTTTTCTCAAAATCCAGCACTTTGAGAAAAACAATACTAAAGCAACACTTTAGCCAGCTCCTGCCGGGGCTGGCTTTTTTACGTCCTTTTGGGCTCCCCTATGCGGGTTTAGCTTGCCAACCAAACCATAAAAGCAACAATACGAATGGAAGCAACAAACGGCATACGAGGCAGCGCCAGGGAGGAATGGCTTAGTAGTAACCGGGACGCTACTCTAATCCTGGAAAAATACGTAACACTGGCCGAACAGGCGTTTAAAAGCCGAATCCAGGCCGCTGGCCTGGTGCTCACGGGCGAACTTTTGAGCTCTTTTAGGCAGGAAGCCGGTAGGGTAGGGGAGGGCTACGTGGAGGCAAAGCTAACGATGGCCGCACACGGACGGATTAAGGATTTACGCCGGATGAATTACAGCCGAACGCCACCACTTTTGGCAATGGAGAGCTACGTGGAAAAGGTAGGGGTGGGCTCGTTTGCCTACGTACCTGGCTACCCTACCGGAGTTTTCCCGGCCACCGAATCCAAAGCCGTGGAGCGGATTGCCTGGGCCTTTAAAATGAGCCGGGCCAGGAGGCCCAACGTAGTACGGGGCTACCGGGGAATTTACTCCGATCCGCTTTTAAAGGACGTACTCCCCTACCTGTTTTCTGATTTGGCCACGGCCTGCAACTTAACGGCCAGCCGGGCCTTTAAAGTGGCATTCTCCGACTAATGGCACTGAATCTAAACGAAGTAGCTACCCTTACCCTAAAGCTCAACAATGGCGACACGGGCAAGAGTATTGACGAGCTGAATACCAAAGCCAAAGAGCTCAAAAAAACCATTAACGAGATTGAGAAAGAGGGCGGCAAAGGGAGCGAAAACTGGCAGAAATATAAGAACGAATTAAAAGACGTTCAGACCGCTACCACTCAATTAAAAAAGGAGGTAGATCTATCTACCCTTACTTATGGTCAGCTAGATAGCTTAATTAAACAGCTCACCAAAGACCTAAAAGGTCTCAAGCCAGGGACGGAGGAATTTGTGGCCGCTACCAAACGACTGGGAGACGCTGAAAAGCATTTCAAAGGCGTAAAGGATGAGGTGGACAAGGTTAAAAAGGGCGGGGAAGACTTAGGCCAGCCAGGGCTCTGGAGCAAAATCACCGGAGGGGCCGGGCTGGTGGCCAAAGCATTCCAGGCGTTTATGGCGCTCCAGGTGATTGGTTTTATTATCGACATTGGAAAGAGCATTTTCGAGACTACCAGCAAATTTGAGAAATACGGCAAGGTGCTGGAGACCGCGCTAGGCTCCCAAAAGGAGGCCAGGGAGTCAATGGCTGCACTCAAAGACCTGGGATCTAAAACCGCGTTTTCGGTCGATGAGCTTACGGAGGGTTACGTAAAAATGGTAAACCGGGGGCTCCGACCGAGCCAAAAGGAAATGGTGGCCATGACCGATTTAGCGGCCAGCCAGGGCAAGGCCTTTGACCAATTGGTAGAGGCCGCGCTGGATGCTCAAACGGGCGAATTTGAGCGTTTAAAGGAGTTCGGGATTAAGGCCAGCAAGGAAGGCGACAACGTAACACTTTCCTTTAAGGGCTTAAATCAGACCGTTAAGAACACGCCGGAGGCCATTAACGGGGCCATTACGGCCTTTGGCGAAATGACCGGAGTAGCTGGCCAAAACGCCCAAATGATGGAAACGCTCGACGGAAAAGCCTCCAATATGGGCGATAATTTCGACGCGCTGAAAACGCAGATAGGCACCCAATTAAGGCCGGTTTTCTTGATGATAATGGACTCCATGAGCTCCGGTATTGGCATTGTGGGAGCGCTCACGGGAGCCCTGGCCACGGCCATAACGGTAGTAGTGGGAGTCTCCAAAACGATGTTTGATTTTGTGGTTAATTCGGCCAGCGTTTTTATGAACGCAGGCACGGCCATAAAAGAATTTTTATCCGGCAACTACGAAGCGGCCAGCAAGGCCTGGGATCAAACCAAAGCGGCAGGCGCTGCCGCTATCCAGGGCGTTACCAACAACGTAAAAACCGGAGTTGCTGCCGTTACCGCCATTTGGTCAGATCCGGCCCACGTTGAAAAGGCGCAGTTTGCCGGGAAAACGCAGGGCAAGGCCCACGGCGACGCATTGACCAGCGAGCAAAAAAAGGCCTTAGAACACCAGGAAAAGGAGGCCGAAAAAGCCCGTAAAAAAGAAGCGGAGGAACAGGAGAAAGCGCTAAAAGCACGGGCCGAAGCCAACCAGAAAGCTATCCAAAATATAGCCGATAAGGAGAATGAGATTTGGCTGGCCAGCATTAAGGGCGAACTGGAGCAACAAATGGTTAAGCTCCAGCAAAAGCGAGACCGGGAGGCCGAAGCGATCCAGAAAACCCTGGCCGATGAATCCCTAAAAAACGCTCAAATCAAACTACTAAATGAGCAGTTAGAACGGGACATTAGCGCCCTAATGACCACGCACCGGGCCAAAGAAGCCGCAGCCGAAGCCAAAGCAGCGGAGGAACGTCTGGCCGCAAACAACCAGATCCGAGAGCAGGAGCGCACGGCACAAATGGCTATTTTGGACTGGAAAGAGCTCCAGGCCGGAAACAACGCTAAGGCGCTCCTGGCCATCGAAAAGGAGAGGGCAGACCTGGAACTTGCCTACAAAAAGCAAAAGCTCCAGGAAGACGAAACGGCCCAAATCGCCAAAGCGGCCAGCGATATGGAGCGCCGACTGGCCGAGCTCGGAGACGTGAAGGACAAGACCGCGCAGCAGCAGGCAATTAAAAACCAGTTTGTGCAGCAGGTAGGGGCCATAAATGACACGTTCCGCGCTAACGAGCAAGTAGCCGAAGCGCAGCACAGCCAGAAGTTAATCCAGATTGAGCAGGAGGAAAAAGCGGCCAGGCAGGAACGGAGGCAAGCCTTTTCAAATGCCTTTAAATCGCTCTTGGACGGTGATTTGATGGCATTTGCGGAAAGCTCCAGTAAGATAGTGCAGGGCGAAACCGCAGCCTGGCAAAAGCGAATGCAGCAGAACGCCGACCAGTACGATATGGTGGCCGATATGGCAAAGCAGGGCGTTGCTTTTCTCAATAAACTGACACAAGAGCGGTTAGATAAAGAGATTGCAGCCAGCAAAAAGGAGACCGACCAGAAAATAAAGGATTCGGACAAGCGAATGGAAACGGCCATTAAAAACGCCGAAGACCAGGCCGCTGCCGAAATGTTAGCCGCTGGTGATTCCGCCGAAGAACAGGAAAAAATTGAGGAAAAGCTAGCCCTGGCCAAAGCGCAGATTAAAAGCGATTTTGAAGACGAAGCCGACAGCATCCGGAAAGAGGGAGCCACGAAGGAGAAAGCCCTGGCCAAACAAAAATGGGAGGCCGACAAAAAGGCACAGGTGGCCACGGCCATCATTTCCGGAGCACAGGCCGCACTTAAGGCGCTGGCCAGCGGGATCTTTCCCGTTAACCTGGTGTTTGCCGGGATTATTGCCGCGCTTACCGCTATCCAGGTTTCAAAGATCCGGAACCAACCAGCGCCCACGTTTGAACAGGGCGGTTTTGTGGCCAGGGGTGGGCGGCACGGTTCGACCTATGGCCGGGGCGGCATTGCCCTGGTAGACCGGGCCAGCCAGCGCGAGGTGGGCGAAATGGAGGGAGACGAGGCTATTATTAGCCGGGAACAAACCAGCGCCAATTGGGGGCTAATTAGCCGGATGTTTTCCAATGCCCGAACGCCGGGCCGACGCTCCACGCCGGTACTCCAGGACAGGGGGCCAGCGTTCCGGGACGGTGGCGTTTTTACGTCTCCGTACTTTAAAAAGGAAATGTACCTTTTTGGGTCGAAAAAGGCCAAACGGGAGGCCGAAGCCGCAGCCGCTGAAGCCGAAGCCGAAGCCAAACGGGCCGAATCCGAAGCCGCAGCCGCTGAGG